CATTGGCAATATTTTCAAGCTTAACAATAACAGTGGTCAATTGTGTTGCATCATTTTTATCATCTGCTTTGTTATTTCTTCTCATGTTAGATAACCCCTGTATGATTCCAAATGCCACTGATACACCTGAAATCAAAAGAGCAACTTCAATTGTCATATAGACATACCCTCTTTCTTAAAGTAAAACCCCCCTACAAGCCACAGAATGACCTGTAAGGGGGTTTTACTTCGGGGGTATATCTTTATACCCCCTACTGATTATAATGTTATTCTACCGCCAAATCACTGCAATCCAGGTCAATTAAAACCTGCTTGACTTGTTCCTTGATTGTTATGGGTACATCTGTAATCTTTTTCTTGCCCTTCACAATTAGGGTTGCATAAACAACTGCCATATCCTTCACATCCTTTCTGAATAAAAATAAAAGTAATTTAAGCATCTGAATCAGCATCCAATAATGCTTGAACTGCATCCTTCAATTTGTCAGGAACATCATCTATTGTTTTAAGACCTTTCCTGATAAGGTCTGCATATACTTTTGCCACTCTGATTCACCGTTCCTTTCTTATCCTAAAATCAATTCATAGACTTCAACCAGGGCAAGCTGTGTGTCAGTCAGTTGGTTGTCCAACTTGCCAATGTATTCATCCTTGGTGTATTGCACCATGTTGAATTCATAACCGCTGAACACTTCTTCACCAACCGTTTCTTCTACTTCCTGGATGTTGGTGTGTACCCAAACACTGCTTTCATCAAGAACCATTGGTTCAGGTTTCACTGTGCTTCTTTGCCTTCCATAATCAATCATTTGGTTCACGCTGCCTTTCTTTTAATATTTTTGATGTAATAGTCATTTGCATGTTTCTGAATAGGTTCAATGTATTTCATACTTAATCTGTAACTGTCACAATGCATCAACCACCCCTTGTATGAATTGATTGAACACCATTCTGAATGATTCATTTCCTGACCGCCTTCAACTTTCTTTCTGATTTTTACCATCTTGACCTTCATCTGCTTGCATGTGGTCTTTCTTAACAGTGAATATCCTAAAAAGATACGGTAACCAACAAAATCAATGCCCCTGTCAAATGTGGGGAACACTTGCCAGTTTTCCTTGATGGTCAGCTTCAATTCCTTGCGGAAGTATTCATCAATTTCTTTTCTTAACTGGTGCAAATGTTCTTTTGAATTTGACAAAATAACTATGTCATCCATGTAACGGTAATAATACTTGATACCCTTCACTTCTTTCAGCCAGTGGTCAAAGGATGACAGATAAAAGTTTCCACTGTACTGTGAAAGGTAATTCCCAATCGGTATGCCTTTGTTGCCTGGTGTTGAACCAATGATTTCATCCAACAACCAAAGTAAGTCATTGTCCTTGAACAACCGCCTGTATTTGTCTTTCAGGATGTTGTGGTCAATGGAAGGGTAATATTTCTTTGCATCAAGCTTTAAGCAATACTGTGTACCTGGAACATCATTCTGAACCGCATGTTTTATCCTTGTGAACGCTTGGTGAATACCTCTGCCTGGTATAGCAGAATAGGTGTCATTGGTAAAGTTCCTTATCAGAATTGGTTCAATGACCTGCAATATTGCCCATTGACAAATGCGGTCAGGAAAGTAAGGAAGCTTGAATATTTCCCTTTCTTTTCCGCTGTCCTTTTTGATGAAGGTCTTGTATTCAGAAGTTCTGTAAGTATGGTTCAGCATCATTTGTTGAAGCAATCCCAAATAATATTCAGGGTTTTCATCAACCATCTTTACTTCTGCATACCACCCTTTGCCTTTCTTCGCATTTTGGTGTGCAAGTTTCAGGTTTTCCATATCACATATTGCTTCCCACAAGGTGCAATTCTGATTATTAAGTGGGTGAATATGTCTTTTCATGTGATGGACTTCCTTTGTATGCACAATCAAACTGAATCTTCAATTTGAAATTAACTTTTCAAATTTACCAATACAGTTCAATTATCCTTTTTATGTTTTGGCAAGAGCCAGGGCAAGCAGTTTCACATGGTTTTATAATAGAACAGCACCCTGTATTTCAAGGGTGCTGTTTTGTGCATTTACTAAGTGACTGCTGATATTCCGATTACGATTAGAAGGGGTATTATTCACATTCCAATAGAAAGTACCAGTATTAGAAGCATTATTCCAATTACTGCCTAATTGAGCAATTAAGCTTTCTTTTGTTTGTGATTTTTCCCTGTAAAAGGTCAGGACTGCTTGCCCATATTATTAAATTTTCAAGTTACATTTACGCAGCAGGTACATACACCAAGCGACCGCCGATATCCCGACCACGACTAGAAGGGGCATCATACACAATCCAATAGAAAGCACCAGCATAAGAAGCATAATACCAACCACCGCCCAACCGAGCAATTTTGTAACCGCTTGTTGTTACCGCCTGATAGAAGTTATCACCAACAGGTAATGCACTGTCACCAAGTGTTTCAGCAGGTACAAACAACCAGTCATATGTTTCACTGTAAGCCATAGCTGAAACATATCCGCTTCTTGTTGCCAAGGTAATTCCTGCATTAGCATATGGACTTGCCTGTGTACTTTCTGCAAAGGTGTTGTCAGCAACATACAAGTCATGAACACTGTTTGCAATATCACAATAGATGTTCATGCCATCTGTAAACTTGTAAATATTACCCCAAAAGTTTTCTTCACCTCTGTAAGTAATGGAAACCAAACCATTTGTTCCTGCTGCCATACCTGATGCATTTCCAAGCAATGTTGTTGCACCTGTGATTTCAGATTCATTTCCTGTTCCACTTGCTTTGTCAACAACACCCTTTCCAATAGCAGTCTGACTGTTAAGTGCTGCATACTCAACTGTGAAAAGAAGTTGAGTACAAGCAGCAGTTGCTGCATATTGTTGTGACCAACCAGTTCCACGATTTTCAGCAAGGATTCCGCATTTTCTTCTTGTCAGGTCTTGTGTGTTTCCTGAAATTGGTTTTGTATTTGCCCTGGAAGCAAGCTTGTCACCTATGGTTGCTGTGAAGTCTGCAACCTGTGCATCATCCAGGATATAAGCAGAAGCACTGACATCATACAGTGAACCTTCATAAGCTGACAGGTAAATCTTATTGACTTCAACACCGTTTTTCACAAAAGCAGGATGAACCTTGAATCCTGCTTTTTTGGTCATGCTGACATAGTATCTTGCTTTACGCAGCTTGAAACCTTTGCCAATATAGCCAACCTGTGTTCTTGTTACAGTTGCAGTCACACCGGTTGTTCCAGTGTCTGTGAATGTGGTTGCTGACCTCACACCAACCTTGGTTGCTGTGAAGGTTACGGTTGTACCACTTCCACCAGTTGTCCAACCTGCAAAGGTTGTTCCTCTGACCTTACCTGCAACCGCTGTTGCTGTGTCACCATTTGCAACCGCAACATTGAATGCTGTGCCATTCAATGTGATTGTGATGTTTCCTGCTGATGTTGCACCTGTGTCAAATTTTACTGATGCAATTTCAACTTCATCATTCTTTTCCATTTTCAGCGGAACAACCTTGTAATAGAACTTTGGTTGTTCAACCATCACCTGACCATTTGAACCATCTTCAATGTATCCTGGTTCACCATAGTAAGCATTAACTGTTCCATTATCTGCAAGATTACATCTTCTTCTGCCACCAAAAGCAAGGATATTGTCAAAGTCTGCACCAGGTGTTTTTCCAACTGCACCTGCAAGTCTTGTGAATGTTCTGTTTGCATAATCAACTTCAACACCCACAATGTCATCATCTGTGTAACCAACATAACCTGCCAGGTCAGCAATTTTTGCATTGATTTCAATGACATCTGCTTGTGTTGCAACCGCAGCAGGGTTGACTATAACAGTAACATTTTCTGCATTCCCAACAGTAATCACAAAGTCAAATAAGATTCCACTTGATGTGATACCATTGTAAGGGGGCATATATCCTGCCTGAATTGCCCTTGCCACTGCATAAAGGATTTCACCTTCATCAGGGTCAATTGCATAAAGACCAATGGTGTTGACTGTGTACCCAGTCACAAGTGCTGTGTTGTTCAAAGCACCTTTGATGTTCACAGAAACATTGTTGATTCTGCTGATGCTTGAAATATCCGCTGACTGTTTGATGTTGGTCAAAGCAGTCAGTGCTTCAAGCTGTTGCTGTGTGTAGGTTGTGCTTGATGTTCTGATTGCTGAAAAGTTGCATGTTCCAGTTCCTGCAATCAGCTTTGACATCAATGCATGTCCTTTCGGTTGAATTACAAAAGAACTAAATTCTGCCATGATATTTTCCACCTTTCATTTTATATACTTGTTGCAATACTTATTATTTCAGTGCCTGTGATTGCATTGGCAAATCTCAAATCACTGACTTCATCAAATGTTTCTTTAATGTCATTGGTGATGAACTCAATGTTTGTGTAAGTGATACCACTTCCCAACATTATGTTAGCACCTGTTTTTGCATCCAGGATGTTAATTGATTCAACAACCAAGTTGCAGGGGAGAACTGTTCTGAACAAATAAGCCAGGTCATCCTGCTGACCCTGTTTTTCAAGATGTGTAACAACTTGAATTTTGTACTGGTCATTGTAGATTGTTATTTGAATGTTGTTATTCCCCTGTAATGATGCAAGCTTTGAAAGAAAAGATTTCAGGGTGTATGGAACAACATCATTCCACCTGGTCAGAACTCTTGACTGCCTTGCTTCCAGTGGGTCACTTGGTAATGGATATATGCCTAACAT